TCTCTTATCATAGTTAATAACAAAAGGACACAATCATGGCATTTATTCCATCAGAGTCTCCCAACATTCTAGTAAAAGAATATGACTTGTCAGGCGTTGTTCCTGGTGTCACAACTTCTACAGGAGCGTTTTTGGGGGATTTCAATTGGGGTCCAATTGATCAACCAGTGCTGATTTCTAACGAAGCAGAGCTAGTTAATACTTTTGGATCACCCTCCCTAGCGAACGATTCGTCTGTTATAGATTATATATCAGCAAATTCGTTTTTAAAATATTCTGCAAATATGTATGTAACTCGTGCGGCTGACGAGAATGCTTCCAATGCTCGTATTGACAGTGCATCATCAATTCTCATTAAGAATGACGAAGATTGGTTGAGCAAAAAGTCCGGTGCAGTCAGTGCAGGTAATACATTTATTGCAAAGCATGCAGGCGTTGCTGGTAGTGGTATAACAGTCTCTATCTGTGGTCGATTAGTCGCCGCCTTTAGCACCTGGCAATACTCAAGTGCGTTTGATGGTATACCACAAACTTCTTCCTACGTTAGCGCATTGTCCGTAGACGGCGCCAGTGCATTCGACGAAGTTCATGTAGCAGTTATCGATGCTGCCGGTAATTTCACTGGTGTTCCAGGAACTATCCTTGAAACATATCCGTATGTTTCTCTAGCAACTAATGCTAAAGGTCCAGAAGGTTCAACCAACTATGTTGTTGATGTTATCAACAATAGGTCAGAGTTTGTTCGTTGTGCTCAAATGCCTCCATCTGATTTTATTCCTGCTACCGCCGCTGAATTTACTGCTGCTACTAATAGCACATTAAATCTTGGTGTACCAGTTTCTGTAACTTTAGGAAATGGTTATAACAGTGCTACTTTAACACCCGGAGCATACATTAATGCCTCTAGCGTATATCAAGATCCCGACACCATTCAATTAGATTTCTTGATTGCTCCTAGTTTATCCGGTGCTGAGGATCAGGCTAGTGTTGTAAATACGCTGGTTGGTATTGCTGCACTACGTAAAGATTGTGTTGTTGTTACATCACCTAATCGTGATTCAGTTATCAACAATGCTCCTTCATCTATTGTAACTGATACTGTTGCCTTTGGTAATGCATTGAACGCATCATCTTACTTGATTGTAGATAATAACTTCTTAAAGGTGTATGACAAGTACAACGATCAGTATGTTTATATTCCTGCTGCTCCTTCTACGGCTGGTGTTATGGCACTTACTGATGATGTCTCTGCCCCTTGGTTCTCTCCTGCAGGTTCACGCCGCGGTCAGTACTATGGTGTAGCATCACTTGCTTATAGTCCAACTAAAGCACAGCGAGATACCCTATATAAAGCAAGTATTAATCCTATCGTTAATCTGCCAGGTCAAGGTATCTTGCTGTATGGCGATAAGACTAAACTAGGTCGTCCATCTGCATTTGATCGCATCAACGTTCGTCGCTTGTTCTTGGGCATAGAACGTTCAATTAAAACAGCAGCACAAAATGTAATGTTTGAATTCAATGATGAGTTCACTCGTGCTGAATTTGTTAACATTGTCGAACCTTTCTTGAGAGAGGTTAAGGGTCGTCGAGGTATTACTGACTTCCGAGTTGTATGTGATGAAACAAACAACACTTCCGCAGTAATCGATTCAAATCAATTCATTGCTTCGATCTTTATTAAACCAGCACGATCTATCAACTACGTATCATTGAACTTCGTAGCAGTTAGAACCGGTGTTGATTTTGATGAAGTTGTCGGACTAATATAAGCACCCCATTAAGGAGATATAAAAATGGCAATTCTTGGAGTCGATGACTTTAAATCTAAATTGAGAGGTGGTGGTGCTCGTCCGAACTTGTTCAAAGCGACCATTAACTTTCCCGCTTACGCAGGAGGAGATGTAGAACTTACATCTTTCTTGTGTAAGACTGCACAATTACCAACATCAACAATGCCTTCATTCGCAGTACCATTTCGTGGTCGCGAGTTGAAAGTTGCGGGAGATCGCACATTTGAAGATTGGACAATCACTATCATTAACGATACAGACTTCACTATTCGTGATGCGTTTGAGCGTTGGATGAATGGTATAAATGCTCACTCTTCAAATACAGGTCTTATTAATCCTATTGATTATCAAGCAGACTTGATTGTTGATCAGTTGGATCGTAACGAGAGTGTGTTAAAGCGTTATCAGTTTCGCGGAGCGTTTCCAACTACTGTAGGCGCAATTACCCTTGACTATAATGAGCGAGATACTATCGAAGTTTTCGATGTTACCTTCTCATACCAGTATTGGGAAAGTAACACGACTAGTTAAGATCGTGCTAAATAATAGGGAGTACTTCGGTGCTCCCTATTACTATTTGATTAGGAAAGACTATGGCAGACAACAGTTTAAAATTATTTGGGTTTGAGATCAAGAGGGCGGGTAAATCTAAACCAGATTTGCCTTCTATTGTTCCTCCCACTGACAACGATGGAGCTGGTTATGTGACAGCGACTAGTGGTCATTTTGGTCAGTATGTTAATATGGATGGTGATACCTCTAAAGATAATCATCAACTTATTTTGAAATACCGCGGCGTTGCCATGCATCCAGAAGTAGATATGGCGATAGAAGAGATTGTCAACGAAAGTATCTCGACTAGTGATGATACTTCATCTGTTGAGATTTCGCTTGACGAAATTGAAGCACCCGATAAAATTAAAGATCAGATTCGTGAGGAGTTTGAAAATATTGTATCAATGCTCAAATTCAACGAACTTGGTCACGATATATTTCGCTCTTGGTATGTAGATGGCAGAATCTATTATCACTTGCTTGTCAATGAATCGAATGTTAAAGCGGGCGTTCAAGAGATACGAAATATCGACAGCGCAAAAGTGCGCAAAGTTAAAGAAGTTAAATATAAGAAAGATCCTACCACAGGAGTTAAACTGGTCGAGAAAGTAGACGAGTATTATATATTCGAAGACAAACCAGGAGCACAGAACTCTGGAGTGAAACTTTCACCCGATTCTATATGTTATGTAACATCTGGTCTTCTTGACGAAACTAAAAAGAAG